CTGTATCTCATATCATCATCTAACTCACACCAATTTTGTATTAAATCTCTTAATTCTTGTTCTTTCTTTTCCATATTAAATCCTCCAATTCAATTTTAATCTATACTTATAATACTATAAGTTTTAAAATATGTCAAGCATTTTTTAAAATTTTTAAAATTTCCTAAACTTTTTCATCATTAATATTTTACAGAACAAAATTAAATATTCATAGATTTAGTATTCATCTACTTTTTTCAAAAATTTGGTTACTGTATAAATCTCGCCATATTCATCTACAATTTCAACTTTATCTTTATACTTTTTCATAAATTCTTTAAATTGTTCTTTACTTCTTGGGAAACTGTACTCTTTTAATTCCAACCAACCATCATAAGATTTTTCTTCATTTATTTGTTCAATATCATAATATCCGTCTGGTACTGAATTTAACTTCCAATGAAAACCACCACCTGAATATGTACCTATTTCTATTTTAATATCTTCTATTTCTGATAGGTACACTTTCTTTAAATGATAGTCTTCAGGTTCATCTGGATAACCACCATACCAACTTGCTGCATTACAAAATTGCTTATTAAAATTATCTTCATTTATAATATTTTGAGTAATATTAGTAACTTTAGTATATAAATCCTCTGCAATAATTTCTAATGCTTTATTTATTATACTTTCAGTACCTTTTATTGTTTTTCTTATAGTATTTAATTCTTTATCATCTTTTAATCTCATATAATAAGTTGTTGACATATTATCTATCCTTTCTGTATCTATTTAATTTTCTTTCTATTTCATATACAATTTCTGTATTAATTTGTTCTGTACTTATAGGATTGACTGTGTACCAATCTTCTCCTAAAAAGAACCTACATAATTCATCTACTGCTGTTTGTGCTGTCATTAGGGAAGGAAACATACCATAGTCCTTCATATCAGTTAGATGGAATAATCTGTCAAAAGTTTCTCTTTCTGTTTCTTTTCTTTTAGGTATAATCATTACTTACCCTCCTTATGTTCTTTTATTAACTCGTCTATATCTCTTTTTAAGTTTTCTATTACTTCTGGTTCTAGTTTAGCAAACATATCATCAATTTCTCTATCATCTATTTCATTTTGTTGTTGTACTTTTAGACTTATTAGTTCTAATTCCATATCATTTATCTCATCCTGTCTTTTGTATAAACAATATTTATCCTCTACTTCTTTTTGAGTACCTATATGACAACCCACTGGGTCAGAAACAAGCATACCATCTACAACTATTAAATTACTTATAACTACTAAAATATCATCGTCTAATTCTTTTTTATTTTTATCTTCATCTATGTATGTTGCAAACCCCTGTATCAGTACAAAATGGTTTGATGTCAACCTTTTATAAATATCTCCTAAGTGCATAATATACCTCCTAATCTTCTAAATAATTATTTTCTAAATACACATATCCAAAATCTAATAATACTATTAATATAATCCATAATAACCAAAATCCAGTTACAGCACCAGTAACACTTGTTTGTCTATTTCTTATGACTTCATCAATACTACTATTATAATAAAATTCATTATCTACTATTGTATTATTTTCTATATGTGTAAACAACACACCATTAAAAGATATTGGTATTGCATAATATTTATATCTAATATAATAACTTTCCTTTACAGTATCTATATATTTATCATTGTTGAATTTAATTGTATTATAATCAAATATAGAATTTAAAAACTTAAATTGATTTACGTGTTTAATTTCACTAGACACATAATCCCATTCCCAGTATGTTTCTGTTGTATAATATGTTTCTGTTTTAGTACCACCATTACCATCTGGAACTGTTCTTGTATGTTCTACTTGTCTTGTATGTTTAGTATATTCTTCTTTAACCTTCTTTATATAAAAATATTTTCCATTAATTCCATCATAGGAAACACCATCTATTCCCTCAACAATTCCTGACGCTAATACATATCCTATATTTGTTTTTAAAGCATAACTAAACATATCCATATCATTATCTACCTTTAATGATTTATAATATTTATCATTTGATTCATCTATACTATTTCTAATTGAACTTGCAATAAAAAATCCAATACCAATTAAAAATAAAGTTAATGCAATAGTAATCATTATTTCTCTCTTAGTAACTTTAAATTCCATTTTAAATTACCTCTAATTATCTTTAAATAGATTTCTTGGAGCATCTTCTGATGCATCATATTCAAGATAATCTGTATCTATTTTTTCAAACCCCATCATATTTAATATCATATTATTTGGAAATTTCTTAATATACTTATTATATTTCTTAACTTGAATATTATAATTATTTCTATGCTCTGCAATTAAATTTTCGGTTGTAGATAATTCTGTCATCAATGTTTTATAATTTTCATTTGACTTTAATTCTGGATATTTTTCTGCAACTGCATTTATTAATACCTGTGCTTCTTCTACTTGTCCGTTACTTGCTTTTGTTCTTGCTTCCACTATTTTGGTCATAGTATCCTGCTCATATTTATTATAACTTTCAACTGTATCTACTAAATTATAAATTAAATCTTCTCTTCTCTTTTCTTGTATATTAATACTTGATTTACTTTCTTTAATTTGTTCACTTAAACTTATTGCAGTATTATTTATACCTGCAAACATTCCTATAATTAGTATCAATAATCCAAATGCTATGCCTAACATTATCAAACTCTTTTTCATCTCTATTCTCCTTCCCTACATTGACTATATGTTATTGTAGTGTCTTCATAATCTTTAACATTTATTTCAGTTAAATTAGGTCTTTTTAATAAATCTGCAATTTTTGTTGTAATTACTGTTTGCATACCTTGACCATTACAAGGGCATTCTGTGATAAAGGGTGCTAACACTCTCTTACATATAGGACATTGCCAACCTTGTTGTGCTCCTAGTTGCATATATCCTGATGTATAATTTTTTGTTTCTTCTGTTGTCTTTGAAAATTCCATTAATATACACCTCCTTCATCTGTTATATTACTTATTAATATTTCTTCTATTTCATCTTCAGATACATAATAATTTCCTGTAACTGCATTTAATACATAATCTATAACATCTTCTGGACAATCTCCTAAAATATTTATTAGTTGATTTGCATAAAATGTAACATTTTTAATATCTTCTTTTTCCATCTTATTTGTCCTTTCCATATTTTCCTATACTCACATTTAATGGACTTACATCAATAATTCCTAGTTCATGTTCTTCTATAATTTCTTCATGATTTTTAGTTGTCACTATTTTTGCTCTTCCGTTGTGTACTTTTATTTCTGTTAAATAATAATCATCAAAAGATTTTTCAAATTTTACTAAACAACTTCCTGTATAGTATTTTGTATATCCATATACTTCCCTATCTGCCATATCTATACCTCCTATATTTCATATTGACATTTAACACAAGCATCTACATTGTTTGAAAACATCATTCTTTCAATAATCTTTCTATCTTTATTTTTCTTTAATGGTTTAGTTATTTCTATTAATATACAACTTGTATTTTTAGATTCTACAACTCTATTACATATTATACCATTCTTAAATCTAGCAGAAAGAACACTGTTATTTTCAAAATCATAATTATATTGTTCTTTTAGTATTTTTATAAGTTCTTCGCAAGACTTACTATTTGCATCATTTTTATTTATAAATGTAGATGCTGCATATACAAGTGCATCTCTTCTTGAATATAAATGTTTTAAATAAATATAATCGTATAGTCTTTCTTTTGGTAAATTAAATGCTTTTACCTCAAATATTGATTTTAATAATTTTTGTTTATAAACAGATGTATCTAATATATGTTCTAAATGTCTATTTTTATTTTTATATTCCTGTTGTTTAATTTCATCTTGCAAAGCATCGTTGAATATACTTACAGCTTTACTTGCAACTACACTTGATATATAGCTTATTGTTTTACTTCCCTTTAACAGAGATAGTGTACCATTTCCATTTATAGGTACAAATATTAAATCTATTTCATTATGACTATAATACCCTAATGTACAACCTGGTAATTCTCTACATAATGTTCTCACAGTCTGAACCATTGCAGATGAATATACAGCATCATAAGGTTTTTTAAACTCTTTACAAAACTCCTTAAACTCTTGTTGTTTTACCCTTACTATATAAGGTTCTGTCTTAATTATTTTTAATTCCTTATCGCTTTCATATATTCCAAAAATCTCACTCAATTTAATCATTTCTTGTTTAATCATTTTTATAACCTCCTCTATACTTTAAATTAAACCTCATTGATAAAACTATCAAATGATTACACTCATTGCAACAAATACCATCGTTTACTGGATAAGCATTATTCCCATATCCCTTAAATTGTTTATCACAAATACTACAAATTTTGTCTTCCATATTAACTTCTTCACATATCTCATTCAAACGAGAATTGGTTTATAGGTAATTTTAAATAATTTATATATTAATCACCTAGCAATACATTATTCTTTGTTACTTTTCCACCTAAAAACTCTATTCCAAGTTTCTTAATATAATCCATACAAGCATTTATCTCATGCATATCAACTATAACATCCCCCATTGCTTTCTTAGCATATATTTTATCATATATATTCTCATCATAGGTATCTTTCATAATTAAATTAGTAACTGTAACACTATTTTTACTTGTAATTCTATGACACCTATTAAAACACTGTTCAAATGTTGCATAATCCCATAGTATTGATATAAATACTACTTGTGTAGTATTAGGCAATGAATGTCCAGCACCTAATGTTTGTGTTTGTGCAAATATAACACTAAACCCATCTGTATTTTCATGTGTATTTATTACATTCATTATTTCATTTCCCATACCACCTACAATTTTTTTAGGGCTATATTCTTTAAAATAATCCATTGCAATATCTATTGCTTGTGTGAATTGACAAAATACTAATACTTTTTCTCCATTAGATTTAGCCTCATCTAATATATCTTTTAATCTTTCAAATTTTGTAGACTTTTGTATTTGTGTACTTAATAACCCTGTATGTGTTGTACATTGTCTAAGTCTTGTTAATATAGACATTAGTGTTGTTGGTACATTTATTTTATCTAGCAATCTTCCTCTAGGTACTAAATCTATCAATACATTTTTATTTTTTGATTCTATACCATTTAATTCATTTCTTATCTCTCCAGTAATCTCATCAAATACTTTCTGTTCATCGCTAGACATTTCAAGAATTTCATTTTTAAATACAACTGGTGGTAAGTCTTTAGCAACTTCCTCTTTAGTTCTTCTAATAAATGATTTATGTAATATAGATTGTAATTCTTCTATATTTTGAAATCCACTAAAACCTCCGAATATATCTTTTATCAAATATCTTTCGCTGAAATTCCAAAAACTAGAGTTTATCAATCCTACAACTCTCATAGGTACATATAAATTAAGTGGGTCTTTTACTACAAGTGTTCCTGACATACCTACTTTCATTGCTTTATCATCAAGTTTTATAAGCATTTTACTTTGTTGGGCTTTTGAATTTCTACACATGTGTATCTCATCTATAATTATTAAACCTAAATCTCCGTTTTCTATGTGTGTATTAAGTGCATCTACGATTGTATCTTTCAGTTTCTCTTCTTCTTTAGAAGCTCTCAACTTCTCTATATTTATTATCCAAAAGAACTCTTCAGGTTTATCTTTAATCTGTTCTTTTGTTTCATTTATAGACATATCATATAACTTATTTTTAGTTTTTTCTGTTTTTCCATACCTAGTTCCTAATATAACAGCACTCTCATTTGTAAATTTCCCTATTTCATTTAACCAGTTATATTTCAGAGAATTTATGCAGCAAACTACTAAACAATGTTTTATTTTATTATCTTTTTTATAAATATTGGCTAATTGAATAGTTTGGTATGATTTACCTAACCCCATTGTGTCTCCTAGTATCCAATTTCTGTGTCTTAAACCATATTTAATACCTTCTAACTGATATGGATATGGTTTAAATTTACCCCAATCATGTTCTTCTAATAACTTTGTAAGTTCTGCATCTGCTTTTCTTCTAGGTCTTTCGTTTAAATAATATATATCATTATTAAATAATGTTTGTATTTCTGTTAATATTTCTTCTGTATAGGGTACTTCCCATTCCTTATCATCTTTTAGATATGTACTATTCCAGAAGTTTTTAATTTTATCTTTATCCTCCCAAAATGTAGTACTTCCTTTTGGAAATTTTATAAACATACTATTTTGGGTTAAACTTTGGTTTTCTGCTGTACCAAATTCTAATATAATCATTATAACCATACTCCTTAATAATTATTTCTTATTTTTAATTCTTGTCCAATATGTAAATTTGCACTATCTAAATTGTTATCTTGCTCAATTATATATACAACTTCTCTAACATCTCTATTTGTAGAAACATCTTCTGCAATATTCCATAGTCTATCTCCATCAGATACAATATATGTTGAGAAATCTCCTTCATATTTTAGAGATATATTCCCACTTAACCAACTTGCAAAAGAAACAGTAAAACCTGTAATAATTGTAAATAATAGTATAGATTGTATAATTAACTTTCTTATTCTTTCCTTTCTTTTTCTTAATTGTACCTTTCTTTTAATTTCTCTTGTATTCATTTTAAATCCTCCTTTGTTTTATCTGTTACTATAATACTATAAGTTTTAAAATATGTCAAGTATTTTTGAAAAATTTTTAAATAAATTTTAAAATATGATAAAAGAGTAGCTTAATAACTACTCTTCTAAACTATTTGATAAATTTTCATTATTTTTTATAATGGACTTTATATCATAGTCATCTAATTGTCCTACCCTCCATGATTCTATATTATTATTCAATACATTTCTAATTTCACCAATAGGAATAGAAGTATCTCTATCATATATGATAATCTTACTACAATAACCAACATACTTCAATCGTATAATACAATTTGTCTTTTCTTCTATTTTACTTAATTGCTTAGATATAAAATCTAATTTTTTTGTATCTATCATATTTCTATACTTATTACATTTACATACTAATTCTTTATTCTCTGCTGATTCTAATTCATCTTTTAATACTTGTAATTCATACTCTTTATGCTTAATACTTTGTTTCAATAACCCACTTTTACTATATGTTATCGGATGTGTCTTTCTGTAAGAACCACCTTTTTGAAATTTTGGTATTTCTGCTATAAATTCTTTTCTTTCCTCTATGGATAATTTTTCTGATTCCCTACCATCCATAAATGCCCAAGTTTCATTTCCTTTTCTAAAATCTAACCAAAGCATTTGTACTTTAAATATCTCTGGTTTTCCAGTTCTTTGATATTCAAATGTATATACAACATTTGATTTTCTTCCTTTAGGTGTTTTTGATATTATTGTAAAATTACCTATTTCTATAACTTTTTTTCTACTCATAATAACATATCCCCTTTAATAATTGTACTGAAGGTTAATAACCTTTAAATTATCCTAATACTTTCTTTTTATTAGAAACCTTATCAATAATATTGATTTTAGGTTTTTGACTTTCTTTTAAATAAATCTCTATATATAATAAACCATCTATCGCTTCTTTCTCAATATGGTCTACCATATCAGGATTTATAGAAAATCTACTTCTAATACTATAATTAGAACCATTTACTCCATTTTTAGTTTCCCCAGAAATGAATAAATAAGTAATTCCTTTTATAGTTTCGATAGTTACATTAATATCTTCAGGTTTTATACCTAAAGCCTCATGTACTATTATTGATTTCTTTTCCTCATTCTTTATAGTATAAGGTTTTTTAACAGATGTTACTCTGTTTGTTTGTAGAAAATCTGGGTCAAACCCAAATAAATCACTTACAAATCTTTCTATCATAATAATTCCTCCTTTAATTGTAACCTTTTCTAGCCACAATATTTAAAAATTTATTTATATAATAGGTTATTAACCTTCAATACCGAAACTTAATAATTTAATAAAACTATCTTTAGTCAAAGCTTCTAAACTAAAATCAAAATCAACAGGTACTTCTTCTTTCCTAAAATACATCTCATCACCTGTATATGTTATTCCTTTTTCATCTGCTTCTTCTTGTTTAATTAAATTCATATTTTCATCTAATACATAAGATACTTCAACAGGAATTGTTGGTCCATCTACAATTCTAGCACCACTTTCAATAAGCATTAATCCTAAATCTAATTGTGTTTGAGTTTGTATTTTTATAAAATTTCTTAATTTTTCTTCAAACTGTTTATTTCCTGATACACTTGAATTTGAAGTAACTAAATCTGTAAATGTGAAATTGATATTACTATCATTAATATCTAAAATACCTATAACCTGTTCTGCTTTTCCTAATTCCATTTCCATTGGTATTTTTGCTATAATAGAATTAGGGTCTACTACAAAATTTTTATTCAAGCTATCTTTATCTAAATAGTAACCAGATGCTATAATTAATTCATATTTTAGAGGTCCAACATCTCTTGTATAGTTATTTAATTTAAGATTAAATGTTGTATTTTCCACATCATTACTAATATACATGAATTCAGATGCTCCTAGTGGTAAAGGTGCATTCGTATTATCTCCTGTAAATAATATATCATCATCTTTTCTATATGAAGTATTCCATCCAAGATTATATTTTTCAGATGTTAAATGTAAATCTATATCTGTTCTCACTTCTTTATTATCGTCTTTGTAATTACACCAATGAATACCCACTAATAAAGGTTGCTTATTAAATAATATCTTAGTACCAAATGGAATATTACCTACAAATTGTTTTTCAGATTGTGGTAATTTATATAAAACATTATGAGGAATATATACAGTTTTTCCACTTACATTCTCTTTCAAATAATTTTTAATAATATTCTTTAGTAATAATATATCAAAACTATCAACTGACTTATAATTTATTTTATCTTTTATAAATATCTTATTGTTTCTTATTTTATACATACTATAATCTAAGTTGCTACATTTAATATACTCTAAATAGTTCAATAATTTTATTGCAGTATATACTCCTGAATCCTTAACCTTATCTGTAACTATTTTTATATAGTCATCATTTGATTTTAGATTTTTTTTCAATCTATCTAAATAATCTATAAAATTATTCAAATCATTTGTTGGCATTGGTTTATGGTAGTCTTTACTCAATCGCATAATATGATTTATAATTTTATTTATTCTCTTAATGGCATTCAAATCTTCTTCTTTGTAATAGTTTGAAATTGATGGTTGTACTTTTCTTTTCATAGAAATAAATAAATCTTTAAATCTATTATATGTTTCTGCTAATGGAATAAATCCAT